CCTTCTGGGAAGGACCGACGGAGTGGTCAGAAAGCTTTGATCGATGAAGAATGGTCAGAGTTTCACGAAGCCTTCCACATGAAGGATGAGTGTGAACAACTGAAGGAGCTGGCTGACTTGGTGTATGTTTGCTACCAGTTTGCTGCTTCTCAAGAATGGGATCTCGATGAAGCAATGCATCGTGTCCACAAATCAAACATGTCCAAGCTCGGAGAGGATGGAAAACCTTTGTACCGAGTAGATGGTAAGGTCATGAAAGGACCTAACTATCAGCCACCAAAATTGAACGACCTTATTATCGAATGACCACCTCATACATCGCACGCACCGGTCGAGTCCAGTCTTGGATCGACGACCCTACCTCCCGGTTGCCTGTCAGCTGCACTGTTTTTACCGTAGAAGATTCTATCGAGGGAGAAAATGGCATTGAAGCATCCTGGAAATTTGTATCACATGCTCTACGTTTCGGAGCAGGTTGCGCGGTCCACTTGTCGAAACTGCGACCCAAAGGAACAGAAAATGACAAAGGGTTGGTTGCATCTGGACCAGTCTCCTTTGCAAAAATCTACTCAACGCTAAATGAGATTCTTCGTCGCGGCGGTGTGTACAAGAACGGTGCTGTGGTGGCTCACCTGGATCTTAGCCATCCTGATGCACTTGAATTTATACAAACTCCTCGCCATGAGCTACCCTGGATCAAGCGATGCATCAACATCAAACCGGAGTGGTGGCAGGCTTGCACGTTTAAAGAAGAACTCCTTTATGGCATCAAATCAGGTGACATCTGGCTCAACAAAGTAAAGTATGACAATGAAGGAAACCGAATCCGAGGAAACGTCTGCCTTGAAGTTTACCTGCCCTCACGAGGCACTTGCTTGCTACAGCATGTCGCTCTCGGTGCCTGTGAATTCGACGACATCCCGCGAGCTTTTGCTGAAGGTATGTCCGAGCTGTGCAGCCTCCATGGCAAAACAGGTGTTGGAGAAAGCGGTGAGTACCTCCCTTCAGAGACCGACCGACAAGTTGGCCTGGGACTACTCGGACTTGCTAACCTACTACGGCGGTACGGAGTAACCTATGAGCAGTTCGGGCTTGCTCTGGACCAGTACAATGCAGGAGAAGTGGTACGCACACCAGCCTATGAATTGGTCTCCCAGTTTGACGCTGGTATTAAAGCTGCCGCCGAAATTGCTCGCTCTGCTGGTATGGTTCGAGCCTTTGCTATCGCGCCCACTGCCTCCTGCAGTTATCGAAGCCGAGATCTGGATGGCTATACTCAAGCACCAGAGATCGCGCCACCCATCAGCCGGACAGTAGACCGTGACAGCGGTACGTTCGGGGTACAAACATATGAATATGGCGACGTAGAGATCGCCGCAGAAGTTGGCTGGGACAACTACAAGCGTGTTGCCGATGGCATCATGACGTTGCTCAACAACACGGGACTTCTTCACGGGTATAGCTTCAACAGTTGGAGTGATGTTGTCACATACGACAACGCCTTTATCGAAGAGTGGTTGGAATCTCCGCAAACCTCCCTCTATTATAGTCTGCAAGTCATGGGCGATACACAAGATAAGTCTGATGTTTATGCAGCTATCAAGGAAGACGTCGATGAGTATCTTGCAGACATTCTGAATGAAGAACTCACTTGTGACTGTCAAGAATGAACCCTTATCAAAAACTACTCAATCGAAAAAGAAAATGGACACCGGTGCAGATGACTGCCGGTACCTGCAAAGAAGGTGCGGAAGCGACGATTTACCGTGCACTTGCATTGCGACACATGGAACTTCCTGTGGGAGATTTTATTACTGATGCTCTCTCCACTGAAGTTCCAGATCTTGCGCGGGAAATACTCTACTCTAACGTTCAAGACGAAGAGAACCACGACGTCGCTCTTGGTTACGTCGCCTCTGCTTACGGCGTTGATGAGAAAGCTGAGGCGGAAGCCCTTAGGCTTAAAGCCGCTTGGGAAGCACATCCAGATCACACGATCACCAAAGCATTGGTTGCCGAGCGTGCGATCTTCTTCGTTCTTCTACCATTCTTCCGCTTTAATGGTGACGCTGGCATGAGGACCATTTCAGCGGACATCAGCCGAGACGAGCAAGTCCATGTGGCGGTCAACTCACTGGTACACACCGAGCTGGGCTACAACATCAGCCCTTCTTTGGACAAGCTGCGCAAGGCTACGATCAACTGGGTCATGCAGCCCCTCGGTAACCATGCCGATAAATATCTGGACAAAAAATTTTGGCTTGATTCTAGTGACCGCCTGATGTATGAAGGCAAGGCACCAGAACTTGCCGCCACCCGTGCAGCGCGTATGCCTGCTTTCTTTGAACATGCAAATACAAACCTCCCACAGTACGCTTAACATTGGCTTGACTGTGGATGCTCTGGTCGGTGAACTGGAGGACAGATTCCCGCTGACCAATCCTGGTCCCGCTGATCAGATCAACTCGATTATGTATCAAGCCGGTCAGCGTAGTGTTGTGGACTGGATTAACTCACGTATTACAAACGAGGAACTTTAACAATGGGTGATGGTGGAGCAGCAAAGCGTGAGCGCAGAGCCCGACGCGATGCTGAACGCCGTGCACAAGAAGATGCACGTCGGTTTGAAGAACAGATGAGGAAAACTGAAGAGAGTAACAAGCAACGTCTTGCTGAGATTCAAGCACAGAACCAGCAGCAACAAGCTGCATTAGAGCAGACCATGGCAGCCAACGTGGCTGAACTGTCACGAGCACCTACGACTATCAAACGCAGGAAGCGTAAGAAGCGTGGAGCTGGTGGTGTCGGACGTGATCGTCTGCGCATTGCTATGGAGCAAAGAGGTTCATCTACTAATCTAGGCTAATGGGTTCTGGAGGTATTACAAAAATCTTGACTGGCAATCAAGACGAAGTTAAAAAACGAGACGCTCGTATCTCAACCCTTGAGGAACAGCTCAAAGAAAGCACCGCTCGTTACGATAAATTATTTATCGCACGTAATAGTAACATGAGTGGTACAACTACTCAGTACAAAGTAGACAAGCAAGGCAAACGAGTGGGTGACATTAAAACAATCCCAACTCGTAGACCTTCTGGTTCATCTGGAACCAATCTAAAAATCCAAGGAACAGGAACTAACTTAGGCTAATGAACGCACGTAGTAGGTACGATCATCTAAGCAGTCACCGGAATCAATTTCTTGACATTGCAGTTGAGTGTTCTGAACTGACCCTTCCGTATCTCATCCAACGTGATGAGCTGCGTCCTTCTCATAAAAATCTACGTCAACCTTGGCAAAGTGTAGGCAGTAAAGCAGTAGTAACCTTGGCATCTAAACTGATGCTGGCACTTCTGCCGCCTCAGACTTCTTTCTTTAAGCTGCAGATTCGTGACGACAAGCTCGGCACTGAACTGCCTGCTGAGATCCGGTCTGAACTTGACCTGAGCTTTGCTAAAATGGAGCGTATGGTGATGGACTCGATCGCTTCTTCTAGTGATCGTGTCGCTGTTCACCAAGCTATCAAGCACCTGGTGGTTGGTGGTAACGCACTGATGTTTATGGGTAAGGAGGGGATCAAACACTATCCGCTCAACCGCTACGTCGTAGAACGTGATGGCAACGGTAACGTAATTGAGATCGTCACCAAAGAACTTATTAACAAACAACTCCTACCAAAGGAGTTCCAAGAACTTAAGCAACAACAAAGTGTTGGCAGCCGTTACGGTTCCAACGCTGATGACGTGGAGATCTACACACACGTCAAGCTAGACAACAATCGTTGGGTCTGGCATCAAGAGGCTTTTGACAAAGTCATTCCAAACACTGACGGCAAGTCACCAAAGGATGCTAACCCTTGGTTGGTACTCCGGTTCAACTCTGTTGATGGTGAGAACTATGGTCGTGGACGTGTTGAAGAATTCTTGGGTGACCTCAAGTCACTCAACGCTCTGTCACAAGCTATGGTAGAAGGCTCTGCAAGCGCCGCTAAGGTGGTCTTTGTGGTCAGCCCATCCTCTACCACCAAACCACAGACCATTGCCCAGGCAGGCAACGGAGCTATCGTACAAGGGCGACCCGAGGACATCGGTGTCATCCAAGTCGGTAAGACTGCTGACTTCTCTACGGCTCTGCAGATGATGCAGACCCTTGAGCGTCGTATCCTTGAAGCGTTCCTTGTCTTGACTGTACGTCAGTCTGAACGCACCACTGCTGAAGAGGTCCGTCTCACTCAGCTCGAACTGGAGCAGCAGCTCGGAGGTCTCTTCTCCCTGCTGACCGTGGAGTTCCTGGTCCCTTACTTAAACAGGAAACTACTGGTGCTGTCCCGAAGCGGTCAGCTACCTAAGTATCCTAAAGATCTGGTTGCACCGACTATCATCGCTGGTATCAACGCACTGGGTCGTGGTCAAGACCGTGAGTCTTTGACTGCGTTTATCCAGACGATTGCTCAGACCCTTGGTCCTGAGGCTTTGATGACATTTATCAATGCCGACGAGGCAATCAAACGACTGGCAGCAGCACAAGGCATCGATGTTCTCAACCTTGTTAAGAGTGTTGACGACCGTCAAGCTGAAGCTGATGCAGCTGCACAGCAAGAGCAAGAGATGGCTGCAATGCAACAAGCACCACAACTATTGAAGGCACCTATGATGGATCCTTCTAAGAACCCTAACGCTGAAGCTATGTTGGCTGAGGCTATTTCACCCGAGTAACACATGGCAGAACTTCTTACCTACGATCCAAGCAACGACCCAC